CCAGAGTTAAGTAAGAAGGCAGTTTCCAACTGCCCAAGCCCAACGTGGCCACAGAAGCCACGCCCCATTGGCATATAATCCCAGTTGGGACTAATGCCGGTCCTCTTGGTATATCGTACCCAATCAAGCCTGACTGGAATACGACTACCCCTTAGACTTCCTTGCAAAAGAGCTAGATAAGAAGCATCCGGTAAAAGATGTCTCTTCTTTACTCCTTTAGGAGTCAGGATCACGTCATCTTTGAAAAACATAGCAACAGGACGGCTAACGAATCGCTTGTAAGCGATACTTTGGCAGTTTTTGTTACGACGTCTTTCCTTAAGATAAACGTATGGGATCCTAACACCCGCGTCGTCGTTTTCTCCCAACGGCACCGGGGTATCCGGCACTGATGAAAGAAGTGCTTGATAGACCTGCGGTACACCAATCATGGTGCGCGCAGACCAGTCAAGAAGACGATTAACAAGAACAAAGCGGTCCTGCACGGTATCGAGTGACTTAACGTACACTCCCCGTATATTATGACCACGATAATAATCATGGCCGCAAGACTCTCTGAACGGTCCTGTATTAAAGGACTTACTACTATTGACCCGGAAACCAAGGATCTGAAGGTGGGACACCACTGCGTCGTACATTTCTGTAGGCACAATGATATCGTCACCGAAGACGCCCCAGTTACCAAGTCTACCTCGAGGAAAGCAAAGGGAAACCCCAAGCATTCGAGCAGTAGTAATGACAACGCCTGCAAACAGCAGGGTCTGTAATGGGAACGTAAAACCGTTTCCCATCGTTGACACCATATGCAACTCTACACTCTCTCCTTTATAGGAGGTAGTGGGTGATCGGAGATACTCCAAAAGGGCCCAGAAGGTCCTTGGGAGTAGTCCTTTCACCATAGATAGCGATAGAGAGTCACTCGCACTTTCGAGATCGATAGTGCCAAATGATCCCGTGACGCTGCCTATTCGAGCAAGTTCCCGATTCTTATCTGGCTGGATAGCCAGGTCGATACCGTACTCCTTGAGGAGGCCGGATTCGATGAAAGAACCGAGGGCAAGCTCATACATCATATTGATGGATGGCTCGACACATATTGATCGTTTAATCTCGTCCGTCTTAGGAACAAAGGACAAGGTATTACCTTCAACGGTTTGAGGGTCACCGTGTATGGCTGAGCGACCTAGCTCAGTTCTATTCCATAACGGGTACACACTAGCCGAGCGACGATAAATCGCTCCCAACGAAGGTCGAGTGCATGTCAGAGGGCTGTCGCCAACTTTTGTATAAAAGTCGGCTCCACGCGCTCCCAGTGCCGCACCAGGTCCCACTCTTAATCGATCAAATAAATGACCGAACGAGAGGCACCCAATACCCACTGAGCTCTCCCACTTCCATAAGGTGCTTTTAAGCTCCTCCATGAAAATGGCAGACTCTGGGTCACTAGGCCACTGCCAATCCTTACACAGCGAATTGCTATGTGAGAACTTTGCATATGCTTTAAGCTCCGCGTCTGACTTCTCGTTATCTACAAATTTCTTGTAGAACGAGTTCATCATATTCGAAGCGGCCGCATTTGCTATCTCATTAGTAATATGAGACTGCAGGTCAGATTGAAGATCAGAGAAAAGAGCTACAGGGTTAATACCCATATGGTTCTACTCCTAGTTACAAGTACGAATTGACCTGACTTTTCTGCCAAAATGCAAGCATTTCTTTAGGAGATGTTATCTCCCATTGATCTGTGTTGGTATCATAGCAGAAGTGAATCGGGTCTGAGTTGAGCCCAGAATGGGCACCAACCCAAGAATGAGCAACCGCAACTGGATATCCCATACAGGCTATATCCCTTAATACGTTGAGCAGGTCGTCAATAAGCATGATAGGAGATACTTCGTAACTCCAAATCGCTGTCTTATGACTCTGCACTACGTATCCTGTTGCAGCTTCGATGACTGATCGTCTATCCGCCGGTGCGACTGTAACGAGGTTCCAATCGAGGCTCTTAGAAAGAACCTGATCAGAGAACTTCGCCCATTCGCATGGTGATGGCGAGTCAGAAACGAGAATCGCAACTTTAATGGACATATAGCCTCCAGGTAGGACAACAAGTTCAACGAAGTACGGATCTACTTAGATCACGGCCGAATTGAGCGTGTCGCCCCATCCAGCAGATTGCTGATTCAACGCTCCAATAAAGAGCGACGTACCAGCCCGAACATTGGATGGATCCGCCAGGTCAGCACCAGCCGGAACGTCGAAGACGCCCGTCTGAAGCATAACTTGAGGGGTCTGTCCCGCAACAGGAATTACGCCCTTACGGACGCGAGCCTTGTAGGTGTTTCGGGGCACATTGCCAATAACTCCCGTTACAGGATTTGGAATGGGCGCACTTCTAACATTAGAAGGACGCTCAAACGTAATCGTAAACGGGTCGCTTGCCGAATGCGTACGGACATTGGTCTGTGTACCGCCAAGAGCGGTAACAGCCCATTGCTTCCCGGACGAGGTCGGGGCAGTATCGGCAACCACCGTATAGGTGGGAGTAGTAAAACCAGTTTGGGCAGCGCCTGTTACTGGTGAGGTGAGGGCAATTGACATGTGATTTGACTCACTAAAAGGAAGTTAAGGGATAAGTTACAAAAAGCGCATATGAGCGAGACCCGCGATATTCAGCCATTTAGTGCTGAAACCTGGAATCTGGAAAGCCAATGTTGGCAATCCCAAATTCGTTGAGTCCCGGTCAAATCTCGTTGAGCTTAACGTAACCTTTATAGGCGGAGCTATGGTATGGTCAGTGGTATAATGAGAGTCGTTATTAAAGACTTTCAAAAATTGACCGTTTACTTTTCGGGTTCGAGTAACCCTATAAGTACGGTTGAACCAAGCGAGTTTTTCGCTTGGAAACGACCACGCCTGTATGACATCACCCATATTGGTGAAGTAGTCTAACAGGAAAGAGTAAGGTATCAAATTATACACGGTGGGTACAAAGTCGCCCGGGGCAAAACCCAGGACTTCTCTGGCCATCGTGATTGGATTTGTAACCTCAATCTTAACTTGGCCAACAATTCGGCACAAGATCCTAGCAATTTCTTGCTGGTGAAAGGCATAAATCGTAAACAGGTTAAAAGCGCCTGTATACGCAGCCTTTGAGGAAGGTGTTGTATCTTCCTCTTCTTGAGCAACGAACCTCACATCTTTGACATCAAAGTTGCGAGTGAGTAGTTCAGCGAGCGCCTCAGCGCCTGACTTAACGTCAGACATTAGAGGTTTAGCACCGAAGGACCACTCAAGCCAAGTGTCCGAGACGATCTTATTCGCATCACTGATGCGGGATGGATCGATACGGCTTCCGGTTCGCCTTAATGAGCGCGTACGCCTACGGGCGTCACGCACATACTCATTTAGAAGCTTACGGAAAGCCTTTCCCGGACGAGTGACCTGATGAAGGGCCTCTTTAATTTCGCCAACAAACACACCGCCTTCTAACTGGCGGCGTGCGTCGGCGCACTTATTGAGAAACCCAGCCACAGCTACGTTTCCAACCCTTGATTTCATCGTTGGATTCGAGTAAAAAGAGAACGGAGATAAGTCACTGGCGGAGAGTAAATCCCCGACATGACGCCTCGTTACCTTTTCGTAGGGTACACCCGGAAGTATCCGTTTTAGAGTAGTCTCTACGAGACCACTAGTGTGTCCTTCGAACTTATAGACTTCTCCATAACATGGAGTAGTAGCCCCAACATGACGTTTTACCTCATCACGCCAATTCGGATTCGCCACATCACCCCTCTTGTCGGTCCAGGCTAAAGAACCTAGATCAACAGAGACAGATGAATCTGTTTCAGTGTTCCTTGTGAAGGTACGCTGAACAGCGGAGAATTTACGAACATTTGGTTTTGAGATTAACACATGAAGGCTCCAACAGATTGGCAAAGGGAAATACCAAGTCCGATATCTAGGACCAGAGATGTGAAAGCAGCCCTCTAACCCATAAATGAGTCCAGGTTTCTCCTGAACATGTATGGTAAGAGACCATAGGCAAGTCAATCAAGACATTGCTCAAGTAGCCCCCGAAAGGG